CACCAGTAAAAATGTTTTCCATGGGTGGTACGTCAAATACTTTTTCTTGTGGCGCTGCTTTAGGTTCAGCGCTTAGACGTTTGACAGGTTCAGCTAATCTTTTCTCTAATGATGGTTGCGCCATGGCTCTGCCTTGTGCAGCATCGCCAAACTCAATACTTATTTTAGGAAAAATTGTTCCTTTTTCTTCGTCATCAAAAATATTCATGTCTTCTGTTATTAATCCACCTTTATTTTTTAATCTTGGCTTTTGTGTTAGCATTATGTTTGCTGCTTCAAAAGCATCTTCTAATTCTTTTTGTGTTACACCGAATTTTTTATCATTCATAGCTCTAGCTATTAAATCTAATATTTGTTTTCTGGCGTCTCTGTGTTTACCAAACTTCATGCCATCTATTACGAACTCTGTGCCAATATCAGCTGCTTGTGTACTTATTTGTATCATCTTTTCTTTGTCATTCGCTCTTATTGCTTTAACAGCTGCCTTCTCTAATTTATCTTGTAGCTCATAGTTAACAACTGATAAATCTAAATAATAAGACATTGGTGATCCACCTGAACCAGCTAATCCCTCTGGAAGAGTAGATCCTATTTGTGATGATCTATATTTGTGACCTATCTGCACACTTTTCTTACCTCTGCTTGGAAACATTTTGTCTAATAAAGGCTGCACCAATTTGCCAACCTCTTCTCTTATTTGATCATTACGTTTAAATTCAGCAAAGTCTTTATAAAAAGATGAATTAGTATCAAGCATTTCATCAAGCTCAGGTTTATATTCTTTCATGAAATTATCAAAGTTACCCTCTGCCCCGTCTACAATTTCTGATTCAACAGTAAATCTTGGATATCTATCTTTTGGTAAAGCAGACTCCCTTACAAAATTAAGATACCTTCTAAAATAAATTTGATCACCTTTCTCTAAGGTATTTAAAATTTTTTTATATTCATCAGTGCCAGTTAGATATTTATTAAACATTGATATGTCTGTTTTTCTTTTATCTGTAGTAGTAGTTCTTGGAGCTAAACGGTTGATCTGTTGTTTATTTAAAATTTCAATACCTTCATTACGATCATTAAATTCATTTATTAAAACATTTATTTTCTTTCTTGCGCTATCATTTTTACCTTCGGCTAAAAGTTTAACAGCTTTCGTTTCTTTATAATTTTTTCTATATGAATCTACGAATGCATTGTATACTGCTTCTTGGTTTTCTAAATCTAAACCACCTGCAATTTTTTTTTGAAAATCTTCAAACATAGATTTTTTTCGCTCTTCAAGTTTTGGAAATTTTCCTTTAGTTCTTTTTATTCCTAAAGATTTTCTTCTATCTTTTATGTTTCCTCTCGAAACAGTGTCTTTCATTAAATATTTTTCTGGGTTGTTTCTAAACTCTTCTAATATTGCTGCGTCTGATAAATTAGGATTGTCCATTAAAAATACGTCAGCATCTTCTGTAAGTATGGTAGGTTTTGCTCCTCTACCCCTACCTACTCCTTGGATTCTAGACTCACCAGCTCTTACCTGTACAGGATCAGCAGCTTGTTCACCCGTAAATCCTTTTAGTTTATCTGTTTCTTTTTTTAATGCTTCTGCTTCTCTTGCAGCTCTTGCAAGAGCATCATCGACTGTGCCTTGTGTTTCACTAAAAGGAGCTCTACTAAATATTGGTCTACCTTCATCATCAAATCGCATCGGTCCCTCTATTTCTAATCTTTCAGCTTCTTCTTGTTGTATTTTTCTCCGTATATCACTTTGAGTTTGAGGTCTAAGTTCAGTTCCAACAGGACCTTTTTTTCTACCTGTCATAAATCTTTTTTGTATGATGCCACCACCAAGTGTATTATCTAATTCTTTCATAAAACCTGGTTCAAGTTCATCAAGCTCTCTCATTAATTCTTCATCATTAAGCAAATCATTTATTGTCTTACCTGATTTCTTACCATACTTTTGAAGACCTCTTCTAAGCAGTGGTTGTAAACCACGAACACCTAATGCTGTAACACCTGCTACATCTAATAAATCTATTGGCAAGATAGCGATTCCAAGTTTTTGATCAAAAGGTAAATCTTTAAATTTTGTTCCTTCCTCTGTCATTGTTGTTAAACCTTTGTTGGCTTCACCAAACAAAAACTCGCCTGCTGTCCCAAATCCAAGTCTGAAATCTGTAAGGGATTTATCAAAACCATACGGCAAGTTTAGTAGTTTTCTTAATTCATTATCTCTCCTTAACTTACCTTCAAGTAGACTTGCCTCAAAAGTCTCAGGTTCAACGCCTGTTGCTTTGAGAAGCATGGCAAATGCCTCCTGTTCTTTTCTGTCTCGTTCCTCTATCTCCGCTTTTGTTTCTTCGCTGGGTGTTAAAACATCTGTAATTTTTTTTGATGCACGAGCTAGGTCACGCATAGCTTGGCTGCCAGGAAGTTCATCTTCTTGTAACTGTATACCACCATAAAACGGATCTATATCTTTTAAAACTTGACCCGCTGGACCACCTTCAAAGATATCTATTTCTTGATCATCATAAATAGGATCTAATGCTTCGCTAATTTTACCAGTATAAGGCTCATAAAAAGGTCCTGATGGTTTACTAAATTTAACTTTTTTGCTCATCCGTAATATTCTCTTGGTTCTATGTATTTTTTTTCATCAGCATAGTCTGACTCCAATTGTATGAAGTTACCTTGTCTGAATCGCAACAACGCCTGTGTTGTTGAGTCAACTAAATCGTCATGATCACCATAAGGGAAAGCAGCGCATTCTTCAACCACTTCTTCGGCGAAGCGATCGTCAGTGCACCATACTTGGCCAGCTTCAAAAAGAGGAGCCACGGAGTTAACACGAACGTGTTTATCATTGCCCTTACTAGGCGTATATGTAACTACTGGAATTCCTAATTGACGTAGCTCCTGAGTTAAAGGCATACCAGAAGCTTTCGCTTCAATCAAGATTGTTTCTGGTTCCCAGTATTTATATTCATCATAAGCTATTTGTTTTAGTTCTGGAAAGTCCCAACGACCTTTACGCATGTCAAGTAAGATGATGTGCGGGGGGCCGTGTTCAACTGGTTTAAAAACACCCCACGTTGTAATTGCTGAATAGTCAGCTGTCTCTCGTTTACTAAAAGCCGTATCATATGATTGAATAATATGCATAAGTTCTGGTATCTTTTCTTTACCCCACATCTGCCACCACTCTCGTTTGATGATAGATCCTTCTTCTGACGTAGGTTTCTGTTGCCATTGTGCTTGCCATTTTTGTTCGGATAGTGAAGCTTTTACTCCTTCTAATTCTTTTATGTTCCAAAACTCAGGCCATAGTGGTTCGTCATTCAAGACAGCTGGAAACTCGACCACCTCCCACTGATCGGCATTTTCATTTGTTTGGGCATTCATTAATTTTCCTGTAAGATCCTTCGTAGACCATCTCGTCATAACAATGACTATTGAACCACCGGGTTGTAGACGTTGGCGGGGGCCCGAGGTATACCATTCGTAAGCATTGTCTAATGCTGTTTGTGACAGAGCATCTTGCTCGGAGTGTGGGTCATCAATAATTAATAAATCTGCACCTCTCCCTGTTATCGCTCCACCGACACCTGCTGCAAAATATTCTCCCCCTTTGTTTGTGGTAAATCTACCTGCTGCCTTTGAGTCTTGTGATAATGTTACTTCTGAAAAAACTTCTTTGAATTCATCTTGTTCAAATAAGTTACGAACCTTTCTACCAAAGTTATAGGATAGTTCAGCTGTGTGAGTTGTTTGTATAATTTTTAGTTTAGGATTCTTACCCATCATCCATGCTGGAAAAA